AGTAAAATTAAAACTTAAATGTGATGATATACTTCAATTACGTAAAGATTTAGATATGGCAAGAGAAGAAACTCAATTAGCTGAACTTAGATACAATACATTGAAAGATGCAGTAGATAAAGCAGCTAATGATAAACTTAACAAAACTAGAGGACAACTAAATGACTGATCAAACTAAACATGATATTGGTGGTTTGCAAACAGAAAATAAAGCAAGAGCACACGAAATACGTAAAGCAGAAGATGCTATGAGTGATGCTATGGAGTCATTGTCTGTAATAGATAATGCTATATCTTGTGGTTTTCTATTTGATAGACATTCTTTGATACTTCAAGAATGGGCAAAAGAATATCGTGAAGAAATAGAAAGATGTAAAATGTTTATAGAAACTGCAGGAGAAGCTAATGCAAAATGATATAAATAAATTATTTAAAGCTTGTGTTAAAGCTGGTATTTTTATGAATGATAAAAATGGAGTAACAGCTTTTGCAAGATTATTAATGCAGTTAAATACTAAATATCCAGGTTGGAGGAATAATGCCAAATGATGGACAATGGAAAGCTTTAGTTGCTAGTAAGCAATTAGAGATTGATAAACTAAAACGTATAATAAAGGAAATGGAAAATGAAAACAGACAGCGAAGTTCTTCGGATAGAAAAAAGAATACGAGGACTAAACAGAGTAACGTCAGCGATTAATGATTTGTCTATCTATGGTATTTTCTATGGTAACTATCCTGAATTAGTTAGAGTATTAGAAGATGCTAAAGATCATGTTAAAGTAGAATTAAAACAATCTAAAGAAAGATTAGAATTAATATCTGCTAGTGAATAAAATTCTATGTAGGGGTTTGACTAACCTTAAACGAAGTTCATAATGAGTAGAGAGGTCTGGGTAGTTTGCCACCTAAATTTATTATGGTCTTACAATAGATACACCCATCAGGGAGACTTGGTGGGTGGCTTTAAATAGTTCAATCGCATAGCGTACCTGTTAGGGCTGGTGAGTTTAAAACACCAGATAACGACTATAGGGTAGTGAGACTGTTATGGTATACCACCGAAAGGTTCTTGATCCACTACCCTACTAAATTTTGATGGACACATCAACCTCACCCTAGATCTAGATTAAGTCGTATAAGTCACGCAAGGGTCGACAAGGTTGCCTAATTAGCTTAATGGTGTGTCCTTCTAAATTTCAGTAATTTTAACTATCCAAGATTTAGGTATCATAGTACGATCACCAAAGGTTATTGTACCATCATCTTCTTTATCGTAACTTGCAAATAATTTTATTGACTTACGATCTTTAGAGAAGATCCAACCTTCATTAACTGGTGTAGCCAGTTTCATATTTTTAAATTCTTTATCTGATGCCCAAGCACTATCACTAACACAATCTACCCATTCAACTCTGACTTTGGTATAAGGTATATCATTAGAGTCTTTGTCTCTAACTGATTTTTTTTTTTTAGTGTAACGTCTTTTTGTCATGAGCTGCCCATATATAGTGTTCTACTTCGTCAAAAGGTACGATTGTTTCACCTTCTTCTTCAAAAACTAATTGTAAGTATGTGCTATAGATAATGGCAAGTGCCATTGCATCAGCAGCTTTTAGTGTAAGATGAGGATTTTGTTCTTTAATAAAATCACCTATAGCATCAGCTTTTACATTGCTGAGAAATTTATCAGAGTAAGCTTTGCTTCGCTTTGGAAATTTTAATATTTTAGTCATGTTTACACGTACCTCTGGCGAGGATAACTTAAATAACTATTTGGGTTGCAGTAGAAAATCAATGTTTTTTTTAATCTTAGGTACAAGTTTATTGTAAACTTTAATCCAAAGCATAGAATCATCATAAAAAAAGTCCTTATTTTTCCACATTTCGTGGTAATGATCATAGAAAATACTACATATTGAGATAGGATCAATATCTAATTTAGACCAGAATTGTCTTTCAGACATCCCACAGTTGTGTAATTGATGATGATGTTTAACACATAAAGGTATGGTAAATTGATCACCTACCTTTTGTCCTATGCCTCTATGTTGTGCATATTGTATATGATGTGCATTACAACCATTTTGTTGACATATTATACAGGGATTACTTGCTACCCATTTCAGGTAATTTTTGTCTTTTATTTTGAGTTCCTTGTCCTTTGATAGTGTTATGCACTTTCGTGTACCCATAATATATTGCTAATCTAGCTAAACCTTCATGTGTTCTATTTGATGCTTTGCGTTCTGTCAATCCAAGAATATGTGCTATTTCAATTATTCCATGATTAAACCAACAAAATAACTTCATACATTGTGCAAAAGATTTACCTATTTGTTCATCACAATCTTTGACTGCCATAGCAGCTCCAAGAGATGATGAAATAAAATCAGTACTGGAACCATCTACTTTATCTTTTAAGTAGTTTCCGGTACTGCCACCCATAAGTTCGCACATTAATCTATATCTAGATCCTGCCTCATATTCTTCCATAGATATGAGTTTACGATGAAACATATACATTAGACGAGATTCTCTAATGTTTAACCAAACTTTTTTCTTGTCTCTAATAGTAGAAATAAGTTCAGGTTTTTCTATTTTACGCATATGTATTTGTATACTTGTCTTTTGCTTTATCAACAAAAGATCTAAATTTATCATTAGTATTATACAATTTGTATAATCTAAATACACGATTTTTATTACAACAATGATGACGAGCTATTAGGCTTTTACACCCATACGCTTTCGTAGGGTGCAATAGCCAGGACAATATAATTGATAAGTTGTATAAATTATAATGTTCTTTGTCAGTTATTGCTGATTTACCTTTTAACATATCTATTGGTATGTTATAGGTGTAGCTTATATATTTTTGAATATTAATAACCATGAGGAGATAATTATGAAAATTAAATATAGACATTCTGCCTCCAAGACTAATACGTTTATTGATAGTCCACCATTTTGGATTATCAATGAGTTATTTGATTTTGAGTCAGAACCTAATGCAAGAATGGTAATGGGATTGGCAGCTGAGGATGCTGCACATCATGCATTATCAAACCAAATCAATGATGAAGATACTATCACAAAGAGAGCTTTTGAACAATATACTAGTGAACACAAAAGAGATCTTACAGAAAGTGAATGTGAATGGTCTGGTATCATTGCTAATAAGTTTGTTGAAAACTTAAAAGAGTTTGGTGAAGTAAAGACATTTCAAAATGAGAAGCAAATATCTGGTGAAAAATATGGTCTAAAGTATGATGTAGTGGCTAAAACTGACTTTGAGTTTGATGAATGTATTGTAGATACAAAAGCTACAGCATATATTAGACGATTAAAAGCAGGTCATGTAGATCCAAAATGGTATCCAAAACCTGCTGATGTACGTCAACAATGTCTATACAGAGATATATTTGGTAAACCTACAATGTTATTGTATTGTTCTCCCAAAGATGTCTATGTTGCAGATATGGTAGATCGTACAGATCTAGGTGATATTATCAATGCTATGAAGCATATCGAACATATATTAGAAATATGTAAAACTAAAGATGACGTTGTTCGCATATTTCCTTTGATATGCGACAACTTCAGATGGAAGGGTAGTCCTGGATCTGAAGAATTTGCTAAAGAAATCTGGACGAAAGTATTGAAATAAGTTATAGATTTGCAATGCAAAAGTTTGGAAAAATACTAAATAAAATAAACAGGAAGGTAAATATGGAAAATGAAACATTTGAATGTTCGTTTCGTAAAGCATTCGAGAAAGATGATGGTGGTGTAACTGTATACGTTACTAAAGATGATGGTACAGATATGACTATCTATGGTGAAGCATTAGGTGCATCAAGATGGCAGAAAGGTGCTAGATTGAAAATTGCAGCTCAACCAGTAAGAACAAGTAAATCAGGTAAGCAGTATCAAACTGCAAGTATGATTGAATTGTTAAGTGGTGAAGTACCTGTACCAAATAGTGTAACACCAAGTGCAACAAATAAAGATCCTGCTGCACAATGGAAAGAAAAATACAGATTAACTATGAGTAATTTATTATCTGCTGCTATACAGTCTGGTAACGTAAATTTTGATGAGATTGATGGCTATGTAAGAAAGATATTAAATGCTCAATATGATGGAGACGAGGCTCCATTTTAACAGAATCATTTATCTCCCTCTAGAGTTAATGATCGTTGCTGGGTGGGTGCTCCCTGCCCAGTAACAGAAAGATCTTATGGACTTAATACTTCTAAATGATGGAGTGTATAGTCTAGTACCAATCACAAAACAAATGATGAAAGGAATTGAACTCTTAACTGAGGTCGATTGCTTTGATCTATGTGATATACTAAGACTTCACTTAACAACATATTATGACGAAATAAATAGACATATAATGAATGATGGATCAGGAGAGTTATGGGGTTGCATCTGTTCAAATTAGAACTAGAAATGATGGGTATAAACACATATAATAGGGATGATTTGGTTTTAAAATTATATAAATTATATTTAAGAAAGGATAAAAGTGATTACAGAGAAGCGATTGGAAGAATCCTTAAAATACCTAGCAGATACAGATGAAGAATCTGCAAGTGCTAATGCTAATGTAAAGTATTTAGATAGATTACTTAAACGTAAGAAAGCATTACATATAACTGGTAATAAAGAAGATAAAAGTATTTCTGCAAAAGAACAAACATATTATGCTAGTGATATATATAAAGCAGCAGTAGATGAGTTGTTTGAGGCAGAAGTTAAATCTAATACATTAGATAATAAAAGAGATAAAGAAGCTCTTATTATAGATTTATTTAGAACTCTTGAAGCTAGTAGAAGAAAGAATAATATATGACAGTAGGATTAGGTATAGGTATGTTTACTTACAATATGATTTGTTTAATGATAGGTGCTATCATTGTATATTACGTAATTAAAAATAATGATTTATAAATTTAAAAGATGGGTTATTTTACCTGCGTATGCTGAGATTATTATTTCAGCAGACTCTGATAAAGAAGCATTAAAGATAGTCCGAGCCATAGATCCACAAACTTTAAATTGGCAAGAAACAGATCCTGCTGATCAACGAATGACCTATGAAGTCATAGATGAGAAGTCCTGAACAAAGAATGTTTCTTAATGTAATAACCCAAGCAGTGCATGATGCAGCATATAAGGGTCAAGATCGTTATTATGAATATCATAGAGATCAAGCAATATCATGGCTTACAAGTAATTCACAAGATTTTAGAACTATATGTGTATTAGCAGGTTTAGATCCTGATTACACATTTTTAAAAATGACTAAGGCAGTAAAGAGTGATATAAAACAATTACGTAGAAACTATTATAAAAAACAAAAACCAGAACGAGAGAATCGTCCTGGTCGTTATAGATTGAAATTTTAATGACTGATATAGATATGTTTAAAGATATGACTTATGATACACTTAATAAACAAGTAGATGGTAATCATTATTCAAAAATGAAAGTGCAACCTGCATACTTTATTAATGAAAATAATTTACCATTTGCCGAAGGCAATGCTATTAAATACATTTGTCGTCATAAAAATAAAGGTAAAAAAAAAGATATAGAAAAAGCTATTCACTATCTAGAAATGATTATAGAGAGAGATTATAGTGCTTGACTATGGTGCAACATTTGTTGCTCTTTTTTTCTATCGTAAAGTCTTTTATTTTTAATAATTTTATTTTTAAAATGCTTAAGCTGTTTGGCAAAAGGGTTTCTTTTTTTATTTGCTTTTATCATCTAATATAAGTTTTTTAATAGATTTTTCACCCATATAGATTTCTGTTTCTGCCATAGAAATAATACATCTATATTCAACATTAGAACCAACATCTCTATTGGCTACTCTTTTACCACGTAAACATTCTGACATATTAGCTTGTATTCTATGTTCTTTTATTTCATGATCTACGATCATTAAGAGTGCTATTACTTGTTCTATCATTGATGGTTTCCATTTAGTTTTTTTTGTAACATATCTACCTGTTCTTTAAGGTGATCTATGTTTACTTTGTTATATCTTGATGCTTCAATTTCTTTTTCAATAGATTCTATTTGACCTGCAAGGTGTTCAATAAGCATATACATTTCAAGATTCTTTGGTTCTTGCTCAGCTTTTTTTAAAAGATCAGCTTGAAAGAGAGTATCTGAAGTTTCTAACTTATTAAGTCTTTCAACTATACCAAAGTATGCCCATACACCTATAGCAACTGCTGCAACAAGTGCAATCAGATTTCTAATTGGTAGAGATACGTTTGTGTTTTCGTTTAGTTTCACCATGAAATATTGGTAATGATTTACCAGATGTATAGAAACATTTTAGACAATACTTGTATTTGTCGAATACTACATATCTGTGTAAAAGTTTTTTTTTACAAGTTTTACATTTAGAGTGGTTAATCATTTCTTTCTCATAATATCAGCACCTTTAAGACCATAGATAGCACTAACCACTCCAATAAATATAGCTTGATACCAATATGGTAAGTTCTTAAAGTATTCAAAAAACAAATCTAGTTTTGCACGAATCTCAGGATCGTCAGAGAACACAGACCAACCCAATAACAGAATAGGCAAAGATACGAGAACAAGGACAAATTCGTCTTTCCAACCATTATCATTGCTCTCAATAATTTTCGCTTTATATTCAAGTTCGCCTTTCGCCATACGTTCAGCATGTACTCGCTGAGCATCTGACATTAATTGTTTTGTTTTTTGTTTGTTCTGATAAATATGAGAGGCTGTTTTAACCCCTAAAGATAATAAATTCAACCACATATTATTTTTTTAGTTTATGTTTGTTCAACTTCATAAATCGTCTATTAACACGTCTATGCCATGCCCAAACTTTGATTTTAATAGCAATACCCTCTATGATGCTGAGGATATAGTCGGTAATCCTTCCCATGCTTTATACATCCCTTCTACGATTAACTCATCATCATAAGGTTGCATACCATTTTCCATTTGTATAATTGCTTTTACAAGTGGTAGGTAATCTTCCATACTATTATTAAGTTTTACATCTTTTTCTTTTTCAAGTTTTTTACACACAAATTCAACATACTTATCAGTAGAATTTTCTGATGGGGGTGCCCATCTATAAATTATTTCATCAATAGTAGCTTTTTTGTGAGTAAATCTGTATGTAAGAAGTATTCTATGTAAAGCTCTAATACCCATTACAGCTTCATCAAATATACAAAATGTTGGATCTGTTTGCTCTGCAGCCAGTCCATCCCAGTCTGTACCTAATTTAATATTACCTGGATTCTTATTTCTAATACCTCTAGGTAATTTTTCTATTCCATCTGCCATTGTCTTTTAAAACCATTGGGATTAATTTAGGCAATCCATCAATGATAACTCCTGTTCCTATTACTGGTCTAGACTTCTGAAGTTTATTGTATTCAAAAGCTAAACTTTTCATGTTAATTAAACACCCAACTTGCATACCCCAAAGTAGTTCATTTGGATTACTCCAATAATCTATTTTGTAGCAGGTATGATAGTGACCTTGCACTGTACACATACCATATTGTTGAGCAACTTTTAAAACATCTTTGTATTTACCATGACAGAAATATATTTTCTGTCCATTAGATGCTTTTAATATTAGATCCTCATGCCATGTCCAACCTTTACCTACACCTAACATATGATTATATGATTTAAAAACTTCGTGTGGTAAACCATATCTAGTAGCTTTTCTAAATACTAAGCTACCATGATTTGAGTCCATAACATATTGTTTTGGAAATAATTTTTCTAAATCTTTAAAAAATTTTCTAGCAACCTGAAGCTCATGGCTTGGTGAATATAGTCCAGGATGAGAGTCATGAAATGATATACTATGCCAATCCATCTCATCACCTATATTAACTACAGTATCAGGTTTATATTTTTGTTTGATAGCAGCTAAAAAGTCTATCGTATCTATATGATGATAAGGAGCATGTTGATCACTTATCACAAGTATTGATTTTCTTAACATACAATGTTTTACAACTTTGAAGTTATATAGTCTAGAGTGTAAGGTACAACTTATATAGGTTTACCTTTTGGTAATAATATTTCTTTTTCAGCACATACAAACTTCATATATATGCCATGTTCATTTATATCTTCTTTGCCTATTTCTTTAGCTTTGTCTATTGATTCTTGATGTCCTGCATTAAGACAAGTATACATATCATCATAATATGTATCCATCTCAACAGGATTCATACAATCTCCTGTAATATAGGAGCACATAATCATAAACAATGCTATTTTTGTCATGCAAAAATACTTGTTACTAGAAATAATACTTGTGCTGCAACACCTAGTCCAACTGCTGTTAAGATATATTGTATTCTATCTATATCTTTTTGCATGTGTGTTAGGTGGTTGTTTTCTATAGTATCAATTCTTTGATTGATAAGATCTATAGCTCCATGTATTTTAAGAATTTCTTCTCTATTTTCAGTGTGTCTACTCATTAAAATAATGTCTTATAAGGATCTCTTATAAGTCCTTTCGTTTTATATTGTGTATATCTTGGTCCTTGATATCTAGGATGTCCAAGTTGTCCTAACACAAAATCAACAGCAGTGTCAGATGCAAGATCTAAAGATAATCCTTGTTCTTGTAATCCTTCTGCTATGTTTCGTGATGCAGACTGTAACCAAATAGGTAAAAATCTCATACCTACATGACCACCTATTTTTAGTCCTTTTTCAATCGCTTCATCGTCTTTTTTAGTAATATTTGGACTCCACTTAGTAGTTAAGTATTGTTTATTAGTTAATACTTCTATTGTTGTTCTAGGTAGAGAACCAATCTTTTTAAGACCAGTTGATTGTGGATCTGTTATCCAATGGAAAGGCTCCATTAATTGTTTAGAAAATGTAAGTACTTCACCATTTCCTAAGTCAATTCTTGTTGGATCTGTATTCTCTAATATCGAATGTCCACTAAATATATAGTTTAGTGCAGATCCTGCTACAGCATATGTAAGTGCAGCTCTAGCAAAATAATATTGATACATTCTACGTAATGCAGGATCAGACTCAAAGTTAGGTAATGACTTAGCAATAATCCTAATATTAGATATTGTCCAATCAGGAGCAAATAGAAGTAATTGCATATAACCTCTAGATGCTGGTTGTAACGTAGTTTGTGCTAATCTTTTAAGTGTATCAGATTGTATTCTGTTCGCTAATTGTTCCCAGTTCTGACCACCAAATGCATCATTAGCAAATGTAGCAGCTTTAGTTGCTTTACCATATATCTGTGCCTGAGTATCACCAGGCATAATTCTTAACAAATTAGGTCTACCCATAAGTGTAGGTGCATCTAATACTGTAAGAAATGTATGAAGCTTAGCTGCTGTAAAAATTCTATCCCATGTAATAGTATCAAACCATCTAAATACTTTTTCTACTCTATTATTTGTAGATACACCAAAATGTCTTTTTAAGAATGGATCTAATCCTCTAAGATTATAATAGAATCTATCAAATCCTGTATCTTCAGGTACTGATATTTGTAATCCAACACCTTGACCAAATCTTACTACATCATCATAACCTGCTGTACGTAGTTGATCTATAGCGTGACCAAAGTCTTTTATATACGCTTTTGGATCTTGAACAGATTTGAGTATTTCTGGTTTAGATCTAGGGTCTAATGTTTTTTTAATAAAGTTTGGTTTAGCTCCTGCAAACCATAATGATTCTACTAATGCACCAGCATGAAAAAATGAGAAACCTACTGCTAGTCTTTTCATCATTAAGTTGGTTGTAAAGAGTGCACCCATTAATGCACCTTCATCAGTAGCATCAAAGACCATTTTTAATGAGTTAATCATACCTTTGTGTACTAATACAGAATCACCTTTGTCTACAAAGTATGGATGTTTAAATTCTGTATAATTAGTATCATCAAAAGTTTTTTTGACGTTATTTCTAATTATTAATGGTTTTTTAGATATTTCTGTAAGTTCTAAATTTTTTATTATTGCTCTGGTAGAGAGTGCTTTACCTGCTGCAAAGGTATACATTCGTACCAGCTCAGCTGGATCATCTTTACCTAAACGTATTGTAAATCCTTTTTGTAATCCATGATTTATATCACCAAATATACCACGTCTAGCAAACTGAAACTTACCTGATGGACCAGTAACTATACCTGTATCAAAATCTCGTACAAATCTGAATGGTTGTGCTTTAGGATTATATTCATTCCAAAGCAAAGGTAGATAGTTAGTTCTTTTATTAAATACTAATCTTTCACCACCTGCACCAAATATATTGTAATATTCATTAAATATTTTTTCTATAGTTTTAGCTGCTTCAGGTAGATTTTTATCTACAGCTCTAAGCTCATCTAAAGTTATAGGTTTTAGTTTACCATTATACTTAAATGTTTTTCTATCTACTCTAGCTTTTGTAAGATAATAAAATAATAATCTTCTTGAATCTATAGCATCAGGTATCTGAGCTTTGATTACATTAGATAGTTCTTGTGCTGCTGAGTTTAGTCTAACTGTACTAAGTCTTGCAGCATCTAATGTAGCTTCACCTGATAGTGCTGCTTCATCAAATTCTTTTGGAAGTTTTCTAAGTTGTGATCCTAATACTCTACCAACACCATATATTGCTGCACCTATACCAAAACCTTTAGCTGTTGCTACAAGTTTTTCATCAGGTGATGTTAAAAATTGTGCTGTACCAAAGATACCCCCTACAGCTGCTGCTCTTTTCAAAGCAGTGGCTAATGCCATATCTTTGCCATTTTCATTGATTTGTCTTAGAGCTGCTGTTACATCTGCCTTAATTAAGTCAAACTTTTTAGGATCTGATATAGTACCAGCTTCTTTTCTAATTATTTCTATTAATTCATCTACATTTCTGTAGATACCTTGTTCATTAAAATCTACTAACTTCTCTGCATTTTGATTATACTTATCAAATACTTTTCTATGAGCTGCTTCTATTCTAGCTCTAGGTACTCTAGTTAATCTACGTACAAGCTCACCTGTACCTGCAAAGCCTACTGAAAATAAAGCTCCTGCTGTAGCTCCTATAGTAGTTTCTATAGATGTTCTTTTTGGATCTAGGTTTGCATTTTCACCTAACTGAAATGTAGTAGAAAATACTAATGGTGTAGCTAGTGTAGCTGTAGCACCAACTTTAATATCAGATGCTATTTTTGCTTTTAATCTTTTGTATTGTAAATTTTTACCACGTTTTAACTTAATAGAATTTACTACACCTCTACCAAGTCTACCCCATCCTAATGGCATGAAAAGTAGCCAAGGATCAGCAACAATCATATTTACAAGTTCAGCACCAAATAGTTTAGGATTTTGTTTTACCATATTCCCAACTTCTTTGATGTCTATATTCATTGGTCCTTCTTCTAGAAGATAACCAAATCTATTTAGTTTACGTTCTGCTTCTTTATAGACTTTAGATCCTGCTTGATCAGGATTGTTTTGTATATATTGTAATGCTTCTTGTGCTTGTTTCTTTTTAGTATTACCAGTAAGCCATTGATATAATGATGCTGGTAGTGATTCTTCTCTAATAAGATCTATAGGATTACGTAATGACTGAAAGAATCCAGGAGTTTTATCTTGTACTGGTTCTTTTAAACCATCAGACAAACCTTTGATTGGATCCTTCAACTTAAATTCTTCAAGATGAAAGTCATTATGTGGCATCTAAATTTTCTTTTTCTTTTTAAAAAAATCGCCTCTAGCTGTATTGATAAATG